CCCCCCCAACATCTTATGATGTTGGAGGGGCCCCCCTGTTGGCTTGCTACGTTTTATACGAGTCTAGCTCTCGTTTCCAAATACTTAACTTATAGACTGATGTCTTGTGCTTTCGTGTTAGACACGAATGGCACTCTATATCTCTATTAACCTATTGTTTGGAGGCTTTTGCTAGATTCTGACCAGAATCTGCTATAACCATTATTTCTCCGTATTCACTACGTACAGTGATTATCCGACCTGACGACCGGACTGACGATTACGTTAACCGTTTTTATGTTCTTTACGTTCTTGGAGAAAGCTTTTTAATCAATTGCTTTCCTTGAACAGACTACTGAACATCCCACATTTAATTGTGGATTCAACAGAATAAGTCTAATTTCTGTTGTCTGAATCTTTTTGACACCCCAACGGATGATTATATAATCATCCACCTCGCTCAACTAGTATCTTTAAAAGAGTACTATGTTGTTTTAAATTATTATCTTTTCTGTCTTTCTTAAGACAGATTTTTGATTCAATTCGAAATGATTTCTAAAAACTTGATTTTTGTAATGTTCGTTTAAAGATTTTGTGGAGTGTGAGACTCGAGAACTCATCCGCAAAGACGAACCACGCACTGATCTCGAAATTTTAAGAGAAAATTTCATATAATTGTTGCCCACAAGGGCGTAATTTTAACTTTCTGCTTACTTAAGCAGTGAGGGGTTTCTTACCTCTATACTATCGAATTTAGATTTAATTTGATTCACATCTTTGATAGATGCTCAGACAGTATGCAATTTTAGTAATAAGTTTCCAAAGCACTCTTCCCACAGGGGAAGAGAGACGCTTTGACTGTTATGTTTGACGATTGTTTCCGTATATCTGATATTCTAGATATTTGTAAAGTATCCCTTTAAATAAGGGGTATGTTGATATGATGATCTCTACTGAGATTTTATATGTATTTAATTCCAAGAGAATATTTACTTGCTATATATAATCCATGTTGCCTTGAGAAAGCGACATAGACCGCAAGAAATAGATCAGGTCCTCCGACGCCTGGCAGACGATGCCAAGATCGGACTAAAGGGAGGATCGATATGCCTTCCTGACAGTATGTCAGCGAGCTACCCTGCTCAACGACCAATGCTGCACCTTTATGGAACTCACAAAATAGGTTGAATTAGCCGTATTACCCAATTGTGTAATTAACCGAGTGTGACGAACTCGATCCCTAGACGCGAAAGCGTTGAGGTTTCACCCATTGTTACCGAAACTAACCAAAATAACTTCACTACCACTATGTCAGGGGCTGACTCATATGCCCAAGAGACGGATGTCTCGCACCCAAAATCTCTCGCTACTGCCAAGTATAACAACCGACGCAGAGCTAAGAGTACTCAAATCCGAAAAGAGAGTCTTCAAGTTGAATCAGAATATAATGATCTTGTCGAATCGATTAAGGAATTGAGGCGAAAGCACAAAGATACCACCCAAAAAGTTGCCAAACTTGAGAAACTAAAGAAAACACGCCAAAGGCTTAGAAAGCTTGCGTCGTGTCAACTCTTGCCTTCTCTCAAGACGTATGGCAATCAATTATTGGATGGTCTACATGCTGTGATCCAGTATGTAGAAACTATCCGTGAAGTTGTTGGCGAGGATATGCTCAAGTTTTTACTTGATCTCTTCACCACACTTTACAACATTTACAAGCGTCCCACATGGGACTCAGCGCTTGTTAATGCTTCTAGCTTTTTCTTGCGTAATTTTCCAAAAGAATACGCAGAATATGCTATTGAATGGTTTAAAGCTGCTTTTGAAGTTGCTACTTGCCAAAAGGATGGTGATTCCATTAAAGATACCATCATCGGGTTATTCACTAATTGTAGTGAATTCCTCGAGGATGCTTTATGGGCTAACCTTTCAGATTTCTTCGTGAAAATTGCAGCTCTTTATGGAGCTGTAAATGATGCTGTCTCACTAGAGGCACTTGATTTAACAACCACGTTAAAGAAATTTAAGGCTTTTAAAGCCACTCTTCCTGAAATGAAAGATCTCATTGAGATGGCATTTGCCGCTTATGAATTCGTTTTAGGTAGTTGGGAAAACATTCGATCAGGTGACTGGTCAAAAATTCTTCTTGGTAAAGATGAAACAAAGGAATTTGAAATCGAAGTTCGTGTACTCGAACAAGCTTTCCCTTTGGTTCTGGCTAATCAAGAAATTGAATTATTATCCATTCACAATTTGACACCAAAGAAGTTTGAGACAAGACTTACGGCTGCTATTAAGCATTCCCAGTCTTTGATTCATCGGTGTTCTAGTGTTCAACAGCGAATGTCCGTATCAAATTTTATACGTACACTCACTGATAAACAAACCGAACTTTATGCTCGCATGGCAGATGCCCCGCGACGAGATGAACCCTACAGTCTAAAACTGTCGGGTCCTTCCAGTTGTGGCAAATCTACCCTTGTGAACATTTTATCTCGCACTGTTTTGAATGCTTATGGCTATGATCCAAATGAACGTGGTCAAGTTGTCTTTACGAATCTCTCTGAGAAATACGAATCGACAATTAAACCCTCTCACAAGATCATTGTTGCCGATGATATGGCTAACAATATCAACGAAAAACCAAATTATGATAGAATTTTAAATTATGTCAATACAGTTCCTCGTCCGTTAGAAAAAGCGGATACAAAGGAAAAAGGTATTTTATACCCAGGCAACTGTGCATTTATTGGAACCACGAATGATGAAACTCTTCGTGCCCAAGAATGCTCGGCTTGTCCTGAGAGTATCTTACGCCGTTTTGCGTTGGATGTTGAAGTCCGCGTTCGAGAACAATACCGTAATGCGTATGGTGGTTTAATCCGACTAGGAAAACCCCAATATGATGTTTACGAGCTTGTCCTCAAACGTTTTAACTCAATCTCTGAGGAAGGACAGATCTTGTGGGATATTATTCCCCGATCTGTGTGGAATACTCATCCTGATGCCGATCATGACTTTGCAGCTTTGACGAAATTTATTTCTCAAGATGTTTTAAATCATGTGGCACGTGTTCAATCACAAGCTAGAGCTCAAGAAGAACTCGATGATTGCAAGTTTTGCACTTTATGTGGATGTCCTTCTATGTTGTGCTTTTGTACAGCAGAAAAGATCACACCACCTGTTGAAATTTTAATTTCAGAGGATGAGTCACTAGAGGAATTACCTCCTTTTGATTCCCATAATGATGTAGAAAATATTATCCCAGTCGTTGAATTTTCAATTCCAGACGATGGTTCTTTGGAGGGTTTACCCCTCCTTGAATCACGCGGTATTGATGATGGCGATGATGATGATGAATCTACATTAGGACCCCTTGTACCTCGCATCGAATCAGATGACGATGATTCTGAATGTACTTTAGCAGAAATGCAAATTGGAGACATTTGGACTACATTTAGTACAGCTGAACTTTGGGATGTTCGAACCGCACTCCGCGGACCTAGCATTGCAATTGTTAAAACTATCCGCAAGGGTATGTTTTATACAAGAGTATGGAAGGAACGCAACGAGATCGCCAAGGTGATCATGACATTGTTCGGTGCCATCATAATTGGAAGTTTATTTTCACGTACTCTCGCGCAAGTGGCAACATTTGCGGGTGTGAGTAAGTTGATCCTGATCTACCAAAGGATGGTATCTGAAATTGATGCCGAGATCTCCCGTCGCGGAGATCAGTTGTCTAGTCTTTGTCATGATACACGCGAACATTTACGCGAAAATATGACCAAGTACTTTGCAGCAGGAGCTGCGATTATCACGATCTACAAGTGTTACCAGATGTTGAAACCTATGTTAGGATTGCAAGACAAGAGTAGTTATTTTCCTGAGATTTCAGAGAAGTTTAAAACTATCCTTGATGCACCTCCTGAGGGTACTCATACATTTGATATCCAAGATCAACGTGATTACAAAGAAGGCTACTCTCGTCTTACACCAAAAGAGACACAAATTTCAAAAACCACTACGAGTGCTGACTTACAAATCGCAGTTGCGAAAGCATTGCGAGTTGTTATTGTTAAATCTCGTGGTCAAGTTTATGGTACCGTAAATGGTATCATGGTTGAATCAAATGTTATTATGGTACCTGCACATATTATACCATACACATTTCCTTTCGATATTGAGACTTCAAGTACTCCTGGTGTTCCGAGTGCATCAACTAAAGATCAAAAACTAACAGAAGATTTCTGTAGTATTGATCGAGAACGTGATGTTGCATTTATTCATCTTGCATCTAGTCCTGCTAGTACCAATTTTACCCGCTTCTTTCCAGAAGAACTTCCCGAATTTTATGGACGTACCACTACACTGTTGTGGAAATCTCCATCTAATGAGGTGATCAAATCTACCCAAGTAGCTCGACAGATGGTTGAGGATCTTCCATATGGAGGATTTCTTGAACATCCTGGAATGCTATTCGGTGAGAGAAAGAAACTTACAATTCTGACCCTTAAAAAGGGGGCAGGAATGCGAGTTGATCTTGAGTTTCCAGGCTTTGGCGGTTTGTGTGGGGGAATGTATGTTGATAGCTCCAAGGGAATCATTTATGGTTTCCATGTTGCAGGATATCCACGTTCCCATTCGGGTTTCTTCACTTGTGTGACTAAGCCCCAGATTGAAGGACATATTGATGTACTCCGTAAAACGAGTCCAACTCTGGTCGTTCATTCATGCACCACTCCAAAGGTTGACGCTTATGGTACTCCTTTTACATTGGTTAATTCCAAACCTCTTTATTTGAGAGAGGATGGTACCAAGGAAAAGTCTACTGTAACATTTTTAGGTTCTGTACTTAAAGATGGTTTACCTCTGGAGGCTCGTGCTAGATCTCCTTATGTTAAAACTCCTTTTATTGGGGTTGAAGAAGCATTAGGACCATCAAAACATAAACCTCCAACTAAACCCAATTCTGTTGAGAAAGGTATGAAGACTTTAAACAAGTTGACTAATCCTGTCCAGCACTATGAGGGTGATATATTGATGAAAGCTGTGAATGATTACAAGAATCAGACACTCAAGGTTATTCGAGAGAACAAAGAAGAAGCAGCAGAGATGTTGCGACTTTATACTCAAGAAGAAGCCATGGATGGCACTGGTGATTTTGGACTAGGTGGATTACCTAGTTCAACCTCAGCAGGCTTTCCTATCAATAAATCAAAGAAACATTGTCTTGTTCGTGATCCTATGGATGAATCAAACGTTGCAATTCCACGTGAGTTCAACGATAATTTTGATATTCAGGCAGAAATTGATCGAACCGAGGAATGTTGGAAGAACAATGAACGCTCTGAAACCATTTTCAAGGCGAGCAGTAAAGTGAATGAATTATTACCAAATGAAAAAGCTACAGAAAAAGTACGTAAATTTTATGGTAGTGGTTTCGCCAGCTCTGTTGCTTCGAAGAAGGCCTTAGCAGGTATTCCTCGATTCATGAAGAAGTATTGGAAAGAAACTGAGTGTTTAGTAGGGATTGATCCTCTTTCGAAAGAATGGGCTGATTTCCATGATTTCGTTACTGAATATAGCGTTGAAAACATGATCGACGGAGATTTCGCCGGTTTTGATACGCGAATGGCTGCCCAGATTACGGGAGCTGCTTCTAAGATTTTGGAGGCATGGTATGAGGAAGTGGGCACCTCCGAAGAAGATATGAAAATGATTCGCGGAGCACTTTCTGATATTATTCACCCAAATATCTTGTTCGATGGTGATTTGTATCGTTTTGCAAATGGTAATCCTTCTGGCAATATTATTACTGTCCAGTTGAATAGCATTTGCAATTCTATCATGATGCGATATGTGTATTACGCTATGATGCCCAATGTGAAGCAAACATTTTCTGAAAATGTGCGCTTGGGTACTTATGGTGATGATAATGCCATGTCAGTGAAACATCATTGCAAGTGGTACAACCATACCAGTTGCCAAGCTGAATTTGCTAAGCTTGATATCAGTTACACTATGGCTGATAAGGATGCTAAATCTGTCCCTTACATCCCAGTTGAGAAGATTTCTTTCTTGAAAAGATCTTTTGTTCGCCATGAGACCTTGAACACGATTGTTGCCCCAATCGAAGAAGATTCCATCTTTAAGAAATTCCATTACATCAAGAAACCTAATGAGACGCCCCTAACTCCAGAAGAGCAGTTTGGTGCGTATACTGATGGATCTTTCCGTGAAGCTTATTTACACGGTCAGGTCTATTATGATAACTTTCTTGGAGCAATTCGAACAATTGTAGACAAGAA